ATGTTCGCCCTTATCGACGGCAACAACTTCTATGTCAGCTGCGAACGCGCGTTCAGGCCAGCTCTGCAGGGCATTCCTGTTGTCGTCCTGAGCAATAACGACGGCTGTGCCATCTCACGCTCCGACGAGGCCAAGGCCCTGGGCGTGAAGATGGGGCAGCCGTTTTTTCAATTGCGCGATCTGGTCGAGCACAAGGGCCTGGTCTGCCTATCACCGAATTTTGAGCTGTACGGCGACATGAGCGACCGCATGATGTCGCTGGCTGCTGGCCTGGGCCCCACCCAGGAGATCTACAGCATCGATGAGTCATTTATCGGGGATCTAGACGGCGTGCGGGATCTGACGCGCCGCGCCTTTGCCATTCGAGCCCGCATCCTGAAATGGACCGGCATCCCTACTTGTGTGGGCCTGGCGCCCACCAAGACCCTGGCCAAGCTCTGCAACCACGTTGCCAAGGACTCGGAGCGCAAGCCGGGCAGCTATCCCGCCGAGCTGCAGAGGGTCTGCAACTGGGCCGAGTTGTCCGAGCAGCAACGCACCGACATTCTCGGCCGCACCGCTGCCGGCGAGATCTGGGGCGTGGGCCGGCGTATCTCGGCCCAGCTGGCCGAGCAAGGCGTGCTGACAGCACTGGACTTGGCCAGGCTGCCAGCCCATGCCGCTCGCGATGGTTGGAGCGTCGTGCTGGAGCGCACCGTGCGCGAGCTGCAGGGAGTGAGCTGCATGACCTTGGAGCTGGCCCCAACCGCCAAAAAGCAGATTGCATGCACCCGCAGCTTCGGCCACCCCATCACCACCCTCCCCCCATTGATTGAAGCCGTGAGCGAATTTGCAACCCGAGCAGCCGAGAAACTGCGCGCCAGCGGGTTGCGCGCCGGTGCCCTGCATGTTTTCGTGCACACATCGCCATTTAGGCCCGGTCGAAGGTTCTACGAAACGGCTGTGATTCAACTCCAGCCACCCTCGTCCGACACCAAGGCGCTAGTGAATGCGGCCGTGCGCGGCTTGCGCTCGATCTACCAGCCGGGCTATCAGCTCTCCAAGGCCGGCGTGATGCTGCAAGACCTGTGCCCTGCAGAAGTGCAGCAAGGAGACCTGCTTTTTCAGGAACCGGGCCGCAACCAGAGCAAGCTGATGGAAGCCATGGACAAGGTCAACAAGCGCTTCGGCAAGGGCACGGTGCATGTCGCCAGCACCGGCGTGCCCGAGCAGGACGAGAGCGGCTGGCGCATGCGCCAAGAGCGCCGCACGCCACGCTACACCACCAAGATTGACGAAATCCCGATTGCGCGAGCCTAGACTTCGACGCTTGGATCCGACTCAAAGTAGGCGGAAATTTTATCGCCCCCTTGAAGCGGTCCCTCAATGCCTACGCATTTTCATGTTGAGCGGGCTGTTAGCCATGGGGGTCACTGACGGTGGCGAAAAACTTTCGTGTGTCTTCAGGCATTCCACCAACGGCCTCCAGCATATTCATCAATTGGTACGCCTTGTCAGCGTAGTACAAAAGTACGGGGGCAAAGCCAGTGGCTTTATGGTTTGAGTAAAGCCCCAGAAATTCCCGAAGCTTGTTAACCAAATACTTAATTTCTCGCACATCCGCCTCAATGTCTTCGCCAGGAGCGCTTGCTAACAATAAAAATCTCCGAAACGACGGAGATGGTTCTCCACTGTTTGCAAGGCGATTTGCCTCCGCCACCATTAGCGCGATCGTGGTTTCCGGAAAAGCTCCCTGACGAGGAATAACGCGCAGGAGGACAGCCGACAGACGTTGGTCGATGTCACGTATGACAAGCAAGAACTCTTCACCAAGCCGCTCAGAGGCAAATGCCTCAAATTCCTTTCGAGCGATCTCAGTTTGGGCCGCCAACTGTTCACCCGCAGCTCGTGCTTCGCGCTGTTGCAAGCTGATGGACCAAAGCGCCGAGAGGAATGCAGCTAAGGCGAACAGCGGATTCAGAAGTCCTCCAAAGTAGTCGCCAAATTGACCCCAGCGTTCTTGGCTAGATGAAAGTGAGATCCCAAATGTGGCGATATACGTGAGAGAAACCACTCCGATGACTGTAAGAGCTGCGATTGCAGCGATGGAAAGGGCGCGCAAGTTCATTCGGGCTAGAGTGTTGTTTGTTGGAAGATAGCGACTTCTACTCAGAGTTTGAGTATATGCACCGCCTGCCAGCTCACCCATTCGATCTGAAGCCAACCCAGGACAGCGACTGCTTCAGGCACCTCCCGGCCATACCGCTGGGGCAATGGCCCACTTTGAGACAATCGCCCAATGACCGATGAATCACCGATCCACACAGTCCACAAGCGCGTTTGCCACACATTCCTCCGGCACTGGAAGGCCCACAACAACGCCTATCCCAAGCTGATCAAGATGCAGCCGGAAGAGTTGAGGCAGTTCAACATCGTCAATTCCTTCGGCAAGCCCAATGAGCTCTGGGGCGTCCCAATTGAACTCGACCACAACACCACGGGCGTGATGATTGCAGTCGATGGGACGGAATTGCCTTTGGTCGAAGGCTACTGATCAAGCACCAGGGGCAAAAAGCCCCACCACTAATCACGGCGCTGGGGCTTTTTCTTTCTAGAGGCCCGATGCTCTCAACAAATTAAACTGCGAGTAGCGGAAGGTTAGGACACCTTCTCTTTCCTAACGCTTCCTGCTTGATTCATAGCTCCCTGAGGCCCTTGCCCACTTTGCATCCAAAAGATCCGGCCCCTTTTTCTTCTTTGCTGCTGGCTTATCTAGAAACTCTCCTGCCCTTGCTCGCTTCAGCATGATCTCGTTTGCGATCTCTCTCCCCCATTGCTGAACCAGCTTGTTGTATTCAGCTTGAGCCCCCTTGTTGTGTTTCCTTTGGGCTTTGGGCACAGTCTTTGGAGTTAATACGGTCATGTCGCATTCTATGTGTCCACCTATTTGGCCACGCCTCACTGATCATTCGTGCATCAGCCTCCTAAGTAGAGTTCTATCTGCGGCAATCTGCCTCCGCAGCAGATCTACTTGCGCATCTCGCTTTTGGACCAGGCTGCCAAGTTCTCCAACCAGTCCTGCGCCTTCTTCAGCAAGGGCTGCGAGTCGCTGGTGCTGATCTGCGAGATCTCGGCTGGCAGCGGCGTCACTGGCAAGCTGGGCGTTGCGGGTTGCAGCGCTCCTGATGTCGTGCTGCAGGCCTGCAATGCGGGCAGCATCAGCAGCACGACCAGCCTCCAGGCGGGCCATTTCTTGCGTGTAGTCATGGGTGTTGTCCTGTTGAGCGGCGCCGTGCTCGAGTACTGCAGTCGCTTTCTTTTCGGTTGCTACTTGCGACTGCTGGGCATTCGCGGCTACCTGTTTAGACTGAGAAATCTCAACCCTGGCCAGCCGCTGGGTCTGCAGTGCCAGCAGCAAGGCAAGGGCCAAGGCCAGCCACGGCCAGATACGGGACGCGCCGGTCATGCCAGGCCCGCCTCGCACAGTTGCCGCTCGGCCGCACGCCGCTTGACCAGGCCGGGCAGCTCCTTGCCGCCGGCATAGATCCAGCGGCTCAGCTCGGCACAAGCGCCGTCGAAGTCGCCCGCATTGGCCTTGCGCACCAGAGTGCTGCGGCAGAAAGCGTCATCCCCCACATTGAACGCGAAGCTTAGGAAGGCCGCCCGCTGACCGTCGGTCAGCGGCGCGCGAACGCAGCTCAGGGCGTCGGCATGCTTGGCCAAGTCCTTGTAGAGCATTTCCTCGCACTGCTGCCGAGTGTAGGTCTGACCCATCTTGAGCTCCGGGCCGGTGTGGCCCGTGCAGGCCGTAATGATGCCCACCGGGTCGCGGTAGCTGCGCAGCACTGTGCCCTCGTATTTCTCCACGAGCGGCACAGCAAGGACGACGGCAGCGCCGCCGATTGCAGCAATAAGTTTTTCTTTCCAGCTCATCGGCTTTTCACTCCCTTGATTGCAGCCCAGAAGCCCACGCAGGCCCCACCCAACATGACGATTGCGGCGAGCGGCTTAGCCACCTTGCCCACCCAGTGCAGAACCTTGAAGGCCCCCTTCATGGCGGTGAAGAACTCCAACATTTCCGCCAGCTGCTGCTTGAGTTCATGCAGCTCCTGACGCTCTTCATGAAGCCCCTGCGCGAGAGCCTTCAGATCGCGCTCAATGGTTGTCATTCGCTCACTTCCTTTGTCTAACCGTTCGTTAATCTGCACATGCTCAAGCACTGGCAGCTCGTCGCTTAGTTCTTCCATCAGCCCCTCCCATGGCTTGGTTGTGATGAACAGCAGCAGGTAACCCAACGCTGGTTCAGGCTCCGACTGGCTGCCCTGCCGCAGGAGCAGGTGCCGTCCAGGTGATGGACACCACGGTCTCGGCATCCTCGGCCGCCTGGATCTCTGCATAGAGGGCGCGGCTGCGCTGGTGGATGCCATCCACATGAGCCAGCAGTGCAAAGCCCACATTGATCATTGCGTCGGCATCGAGCTCGACGGTGCGGTTATCCGCCAGGGTCCAGTTGATGGTGTAGGGCTGGCCAGCATCGCGCGCGATCTTGGCGGCCATGGACGCGCCCACGATGCGCGCACGGCTCTCTGCATCGCTGTCAAAGCGGCCTACATTGGCCAGCTCGAAGCCGCCACACTCCAGCTGGTCGCGGATGGCTTTAATTTCCACCCACTTGACGGCCTTCGTCATATCCAGCGTCGTGACGATTTCTTCTGGCGCGAAAGTGCCACCCAAGAAATCACCTGGCTCATCAATCAGAGCGCGCTCCAGGCTGCCAAAAGGGTCGCTCGGGTCGTAGGCGGTCACGGGCAGTACCGGGTACAGCTGCCACAGCAGATTGGTACCGGAACGAGCATCGACCAGCGTCGGATAGAGATGCACCTGCACCTCCAGGCCTGCGGGCGCGGAAATGTCCGTACCGGGAATATGACGCTGCAGCTTGGCCAGCTCGACTCGGGCCGCGCCGGCAATACCGTTGCCGGTGGAAATGGATTTGATAATGGGCATTTCACTCTCCAGAGATAGGAACGGCTTTGCCTTCCAAAATGATGTGGGTGGAATTGGTGACCTCCGGACCAACCGGGATGGCGATCACCCCCTCAGGGGTGACCTCCTTCACCAGCTGCTCAGGGACTTCAAGCACCAGACAAATGGAGGTATCTCCCTCCTTGTGCATAGCAAAGCGCATTGCTTACCTCTTGCTGATCACGACCGTGATGGTTCGCTCACGGACAATCAAGGTAGATCGCCCCCCTGTCTGACCGACCAGGCGCACGTAGCGTGCCAAGCCGTTTCCAGAGAAGACTGCGGAGAAGCTGCAGGTCCCCAGGCCGGAAGCAGTACCAGGCGCATCGATGGTGATGTACGTACCGCCATCGACCTGCAGTGAAATGCGGCCAATGTCCACCCCTGTGGATGACGCTTGAACAAACCAGGTCACCACATAGGAGGTGCTCGCATCGCCTGCCGGCACCCACAAACCGAGGAATTCCTCTCCTATGCCGACGCTGAGCAAATTGGTCAAGGTGGCCCCCAACGCCACGGTCGAGGCGTTGAGCTGAAGATTCCCCGTCGTCACAATGTTCTGTGCCGTCAAGGTGCCGGAGAATGTCCCGGAGGCTGCCGATAGATTGCCGCTGAAGGTGGCATTGCCACCGGCGAGAACCAGACCGGGAGCAGTCAGCGTGCCGCTCGAGGACAGCTGCAGGTATTGCCCGGTGTTGTAATTGCCCAGCAACAATCCGTTGGGTCCCAGGTGAAAACCTCCTCCGCTTGCAGGCCATGCCCAACCGCTGAAGCCTCCGGCATTGAGACCGTTGGCGTTGATATTGATCCCGCCGATGACGCCGCTGGTCGAGTAGATCACCCCGCGAATGGTGACGCTGTTGTACTCAGCATTGCCGTTCGCCCAGATGGCAAAACCCGAAGATCCCGCGACATAGTTGGTCGAGGCAATATAAGAGCCGACCTGCAAGTAGCCCGCCGTGATCTTGCTCGCGGAGACGTTCGCAATCTTGGCGTTGTCAATGGCCGCATCTCCGATCATCGCGTTGCCAATGGCACCGTTCTGAATCGCAGCAGAGCCCGCAGCAATGGCGCCCACCGCGAGCTTGTCCGCAGTGATCGAGCCTTTGACGATCAGGCTGGCGTCACTGGCGAGCTCCAGGCGAATGTCCTGAGCACCTTGGGCCAAAAAGTTGTCGCCGGTTCCTGAGTTCTGCATCCACACGCCGATTCGGCAGGAGCGCACGTTCTGCGGTATGGCCCGACCGGTGGTCGTATTCGCACCGATCTGCCCACCCTGCCGGGTCCATTGGTTAACCGGTGGAATGCCGCCGAAGGTGTATCCGGACAGGTATCCACCCCACCCGGTCTGCACCTGCGCTCCAGCCGCGTCGTACAGGTCGATGAAGACGTACATGTAGCGGTTGCTGCCTGCATCCGCGTAAAGGTTTGCCGTGAGGCTATACGTCTTGGACGGGTCGATAGGTAGCATCTCTGAGTAGATCAGCGCATCCACCGAAGTCGGCCCTACCGCAGCGAACCAGTTAGGGCATGCCGCATTACCACCTGCGTCGGTGCGTACTGTCGCGCCTCCGCTGCCGGTAATCGTCCACGCATGCGCAGCATCTTGAATGAACGGGTCGGCGTTGATCGTAGTGCCGGCACCAGTCACCAGCAGCTTGTCTGTGCTGATAGCCTTCGCTGCGACCTCGCGCGCTCCAATAGCGCCCGCCGCCACCGATCCGGCCGTCACGGCGTCAGCAGCCAGCTTGCCAGCGACCACCGCTCCAACCTGCAGGTTCTCTGCGCTGACGGCATTCACAGCCAGCTTACCCGCGACGACGGAGCCGGCCACCAGCTTGGGGGCGGTGATGGAGTCGTCAGCGATCTGCACCCCATGAATGGATCCAGGCGGCAGATCAATCGGGTTCGGCGCCCAGGCGGTCGATGTGTCGCCCTCTTCGATTTGAGGCTCTGTCAGCCAGATCTCCGAACCGGCTGGCATTGGCTCCATCGTTGCGTGGTACCCCGTCACGTACAGCTCCGCTATCGCGTCCTGGCTATAGGCAAAGGTCAGAGAGATCACGCGCTCGTCAGGCCCGATGGCCACAGCAGTGTTGTACCTGTAGAGCTTGGTCGGGTAGAGGTTCCACGCAAACTGCAAGATTGCGAGGTTCGCAGACTTCACTCTGATGGAGACCGTGTACTCCTGATTGGCTCTGAAGACCTGCACATAAGGCAAGGTCGTCTGCCAAAGCCCGAGGGTGTAGGTAGGCGACTGGGCGACAACCTTTGCCCACTTGCGGTTGGGATACCGCCCTGGCAGCAACTCCAAAGTAGGAGACACGGTCGCACCATTCGCGTAGACCCCCCAGGCATCGGAAGTGATCAGGGCGGCATTCTTGACGAGGTTTGCACCACCGATAGAGCCGTTGAATTCCGGCGACTCATACTTGCCGGCTGTCTCGTTCCATGTGTACAGCTGCCCCTTGAACGTGATGTTGCTAGTGGATTTGACCGTGGGCAGAGATGCCCCAGTCACGATGGTCACCGGCTCAATGCCGTTGGCGAACTTGGTGGCATCGACGGCCCCCACAGCCAGCTTGGATGCAGATACTGCACCATTGGCCAGGTTGCCCGCCTCCACCACCAGCGCGCCCAGGTCTGTATTCCCGATCTTGCCCACAGTGACATCCAGCGGACCAGCCGCAGCAGACTCCACACCATCGTTGGACACGTTGACGAACCACAGGCGCCAGGATGTGCCCAAGGCGCGAGCGACAGAGCCCACCGGCCCGACGATCTCAGCGGCAACCTCGGCCTGCGCCAAGCCAGGACTTGGCAAGGCTGCGGTGACTTCGGCTGCGTAAACGCGGGTGAACTGGTGACCATGGCCTTCGGTGTAGGCCGGCTGCTCCCAGCGCAGCATGATGTTGGCAAGGGCCGAGCTGGCCTCGATGCCAGCAGGCGCAGGCGGCGGCGTCAGATCCGGCTCCTGCAGGTTGTCAAAGACCTCATCAAGCGTTGTCACAAAGCGCATCAAGCCATTGGCCAGCTGGCCCGCCGTATCGATGGCCCGCAGCCCGAAGGTCCACATGCCGGCGCCCGGCTTGGTGGTCTCGAACTGCGCGGTGTAGATGTCGTCTGCCTCACCCAAGGGCTGCATGGCATCCCAGTCCGCCACGCTCAACGGAACCTCTCCAGGCAGGTAGCGGATCTGCACGCCTGCAAAGGCTGCAGGACGGTCACCACCGTAGGCCCAGGCAAAGCGACGCAGCGCGCCGGCAACCTGCTGCACCACAAACGTGCCGGGATTGCGTGGCGGCAGGCCGGTCATGGCTGTGATGAAAAGCAGAGTGGCAGCTTGACCCGATTGGCCGTTGGCATTGAACGGGCGCACCTCGATCAACCACTCTCCCGCCCCATCGATGCGGAAGGTGCTGCGCGCGCCCTGAGCGTTGCCATCGACCATGCGCAACTCGGAGCCGTCGCGGCCTGCCCAGACCTGGGCATGGTCACACTCGCCCTCCACATCCCAGACGCAAGACAGCTCATACCATTCCGTGTCGCCCTGCAGGTTGACCTTCTCAGACACGCGCAGGTTCTTGACGACCGGGCGGCCCAGCTGGGGGATGCTGCTCTGATTGGGCGCGGGCACATAGGTGCCGTTGAGCACGTAGTCCCAAAATTCCGGGCCTTCGGGCACGGCCGTGACGCGGGCGCCCTTGAGATCGGGTTCGGGATCGATGCCGGTCACACGCACGCGATAGCCTGGCGTGGCCTTGAAGTCGTAGCACCACAGCGTGTCGTGCGCGGGATTGCCGATGCCTTCGCCGGGGAAATCCAGATCCTCGGGCCACTCGCCCACCAGGGTGATGACATCCGACTCGGCCGCCAGTGGCTGCACCGGCCACACGCGGTAGTCGCGTGCACCAGGCACGCGCAGGCCAATGTAGGCAGAGGCCAGGGCCGGCACTGGCTCATCCAACGTCAGCTGCACCTTGGCGCCGATGCGCGTGGCAGCCATCACACGGCCGCCAAACCCCCATTGCGTCAGGTCGTGGGAGATCGACAGCACCGACAGCCGGCGATAGTCCAGATGCTCGATGTCTGCCGTGTAGTGCACGGTTTTGTACTGGTAGAGACTCTGGGCCAGGTGGTAGCGCGCCATAACGGCAGCGTGCTGCTCGCTGGTGATGCCCTCGCCGGTCACGCGGGCCGGGCTGAGCATGGTGGTCACGCCTGGCGCCATCACGCGCAGGGTCGTCATCTCCCAGGTGTCGCGGTTCAGCCATTGGTACTCGATGCCATCGGCCGCATTGCTCAGCGCGTAATCCACGCTGAAACCGCCCTTGAGCATGTTCGCCATGTTGACCACGGCGCTGTTGGGCTGACCGTTGGTCACAAAGACGGCGGTGGGACGGCTGCCATCGGTCCAGGCGAACTCACCCATGCCGGCCAAGGCGACCTCTTCGCAGAAGGCGCCCAGCGACATGCTGGAAGTGATCCACTTGTCATAGGTGTAGCCGCGCGCCGCACAGTGCAGCATGAAGGCCTTCAGGCCCTCGATGTCGATCTGCTCGTCGGACAGACCAAAGCCAAACTGCAATACACGCAGCCCTTGGCTGTCCGTCACCCAGACGCCACGCAGCGCCTGCAACAGGATGGCACCAGGATTGGACAGACCATTCTCACGCGTGGTGGCCGTGGCCCATTCGGTGCCGGTCCAGATCGGCATGGGCTTGGCGCGATAGGTGGCGCGCACCTGGTCCAGGCTGCCGCTGAGCTGGCCAGAGGCGCGGATCTTGATGCCGATACGGCCCCACTGGCTGTAATCCGTGGTGTCGGCCTGCACACTCTTGAGTGACACCCAGGAGATCTTGCAGGCGTCGCCAGAGCCGCCATCGTTCCAGCGCGGCACGCCCAGCTTGGCCCGAACCTCATACTGGCCGGGCGCCACATCAAACGAATAGGTGCGGCGCAGCACATCGGTGCTGGCATTGGTCAGCGTAGTACTGTGCAGCGTGGTCCACGCGGGCACCCCAACAAGACGAGCCTCAATCGTCACATCGACCCAGTTGGCCAAGATGTCGCCCTTGCCGCCTACGTCATACAACTGGCCCTCGATGTCCAGCTGCAGAACGCCGGCGCCGGCCGATCCCGTGCGCGTGATCCAGTCGCCACCATTGACGAATTCCGCCCCGGCCACGGAATCCACATTGCTATACAGCGGCACGTTCTGGCTGTCCATGCCGGGAAAGCCGTTGTAGTAGACGCTCACATCAGAATAGTTGCCGATCGGCGTGTCTCCGATAGCCAGATCTGCCGCGCTGTGCACGTTGATGCCACCGAGCAAGATGGTGCTCAGGTACTGGTCATCGCCCGCGTACCAGGCGTAGGCCTTGCTGGCCAGGTCGGGCGTCACGCGCATCTCGCCCCAGAGCACAGGGATAGGCTCATACGGCCGCGCGGTGTTTCGCTGATCGCTCAGGCTGTAGATCTGTTTCTGGGCCAGAGACTGTGCAGATGGGATCTTGGGAGCCAGTACCTTGTTGATCAGCACAGATCCGGCCATGAACACGCCGAACTGGATTGCAGAAAGGTACATCCCCGCTGCAGCCGATACATACGTCCCACCAAGGGCTCCGTAAATGCCGCCAGCGATGCCGCCAGAAAAGTAGGTCAGTGCAGCCAGGGCCACCAGTTGCAGGGCGCTCTTGCGCAACACGGCACGACAAGCAATCAACTGCCCATGCCTGGGGAAGGTTCGCACCCACATGGCCTGTGGCACCACGGCCCCGCCAATCATTACGGTCCAGGCACCCGAATCGATGCCCTGTACATGACGCTCAAGGAAAGCTGCCAGGCTCTCGCCGGGCCGCAGATCGGCCGGTAAGTTGCGCTGACCATCCAGCGTCAACGCATTGGGCGAGACGACCAGACGGCCCGCCATGTCCAGCACCTCGGCAGGCACCCCGCCAACGGCAGCCACAGCAGCAGATTCAGCGCGATTCACTTCCATCGGTAATAGCCCTCAACAACCAGGCCGAAGCCCTGCAAGTCCTGCACCCGGTGAAGGACAGACGCCCCCAACTTGTGAGAGGTGTGAAGCACATGCGGTGCGTAATTGGTGAACACGTAAGTGCCAATGTGACCGGCCTGCTCGGCATCAAAGTCGCGCATCAGCACGGCATCTCCGTCCTGGGGGAACACCACGGCCGCTCCCAGCTCAGAGCAATAGCTGGCAATTGCTGCCGCCTGCGCATCCACCTCGAGCGGGCGGGCGCGCTTGCCGGCCAGCACCACCTGGCGGCCAAACAGCTCGCGCTGCACCAGCAGGGCCAGGTCGGCACAGTCCATGTGGCGCGGGCAATAGGGAATGCCGGTGAAGCGGTCCAGTTGCATGGCTTCCAGCATCAGAAGACCCCCGGCAAGGTGTGAGGGTTGGCAATCTGCAGGCATGCCGCTCGTCGCATGAGCTCGTCCACACTGCATGTGGCTTGGGCAGACGCACCGCTGATGCCAACACTGGACATGGGCAGCCAGTAAACGTGTTGGTGCACATCGGGCTGATCGCGCGGCACGATGATCAGCTTCGCCATCGTGGTAGTGCCAGGCTGGCGGCGCTCGAGCTCGTCGCTGACGCCCCGCCCCACGTTGTCCATGGCCAAACGCATGCGCGGCGCCTGACCAGACACGTCATCGGGAAGCGTGAAGCCAAAAGGCAGGCCGATATAGCTGATGCCGCGACTCACAAAGTCCTGCCCGTCGTTGCAGATGTACATGGACTCCGAAAAGCTTGGATTCATCACCTCCAGCAGCTCGATATGCCCGACATCGTTGGTAACGCGCTGGTTGCGTGTGCGGAAGTCTGTCATCGCAGGTACTCCAGCACGCAGGAGCGCTTGCTCTGTGCGTATCCCGCAATTGTGGGTACCAGCTTTCCAATGGCGCCATCCTTGAAGCGCCCAGTGCGAACCGTTTGAGTCCGTGGATCTGTCCAGGTGAAAAAGCCGATGCGCTTGATGGTGTTGAAGTACCAGTCGTAAAACGACTCTGCATCTGCGGCACTGTTGAACAGGAGCGTGACGGGCACTTCCACCACTACACGACTCTGGCCCACGCGCTGCTTGGCCATGCCGCGCTCCATTTCGCTCTTGATGACGCCTGGGTCGAACTCTTCGCCGGTATCGTCCAGCAGGATGGTGAGATAGTCTGGGAGTTGGGCCATGGTCAGGCCTCCTGCAAGTTAAAGCGCTGCCTGGTGGCGCGGGCCGTAACCCCTCCAGAGGCCGTGTCTTCTGCGACTGCCTTGAGGATCAACTTGATGGCAACGCTGCCATCAGCACGGTTTTGCGACTGGACCTGGGCCTCGACAGGAGCACCCTGGTTTATGACCTGCATGTCGATGCGAACAGGAGCAGACTGACCACCGCCAGCAGAAGCCGAGCCAGCAGCCTGCAGAGGTGTCACGTAGCCGTTGGCGCCGGCCATCATCAGGAACTGCTGATCACCAATGTTGAGCAGCTCAGGAATCTTTCGCTCATTGACCTCATAGAGGTTGCCGGCCGTCACCGGGCCGCCGTTGGCGCGACCGCCAGCTACCGAGCCAAGATCAACACCATTGACCGAGCCCCAACCCGAGACAGCCATGGTCTCGGCACCCGAAGCCTGTAAGCCTGGGGCCTGAGTGCCACCGCCAAAGAGTTGCGTCACGCCGCTGATCAGCGTACCCAGCAGCCCATTGCCTTTGGCTCCACCCAGAATCGACACCATCTGCGCGCGGAGCTGGATGCGAATCAGCTCTGAAATGACCGACTGGGCATAGTCCTTGAAGCTGCTTTTGCCAGTCACGGCAAATGACAGGGCCGCATCCTCCAGTCCGCCATAGACCCGGTTGAATACACCAGCGGTTTGCTCCGCAACGTTTGCCGCGCTGGCGGCGTAGTCGTCAAATGCTCGAGTGGCGCCATTGAGCCAGTTGCCCTGGGCCTGACCGATTGCCTCAAAGGTGCTGCTATAGCTGGCCTTGGCCTTGCGCTCGAATTCATCAATCAGCGCGGCCTTTTCCTTGTAGTAGATCTCCAGATCGGCAGTGAGCTCGCCACCTGCACGCACACGAGCCTGATCTCGGTCTCGGCTAAGGTCATAGCGACGGCCTGCGTAGGTGTCCTCAATCTGGTTGATACCGTTGAAGTACTCACGCTGGCGCCCGCCCATACCAACCAGTTGAACCTCACGACCCTGAGCACGCTGCATGGTGGCCAGGTACTGCTCGGCCTCGGCACGCGCCTGGGCAATAGCCGTAGCCTGCTGTGCAAAGGGTTGCTTGGCCAACAGCACTGCCTGAGCCTGAATCAGGCGCTGTAGGCTGGCCTCTGTGCCGTCGTAGGCGGCGCCGATCTGCTTCCACTGCTGGGCGAAGTCGGGAGCCAAAGGCGAGTTTTCCGACAGCAACTGATCGGTCAGCTTGCGCCCCTTGCGTGCATCTGCGAGCTTTTCCTGCGCCTGCAGGTCGGCCAAGGCCGCTTCGACGTTCTTGCGGTGGGCCTCAGATAGTTTGAGACGACCCGCAGCGACGTCGTTATCCAGCTTCGCACGGATCTTCTGGCTGTCAGTGAGCTCGCGCTCGACTTCAAGTTCCTTCTTGACCTCATCCACCTTGGTGCGGATGCTGGCAATCAGCGACTCATATGCCGTCTGCTCCCTCTTGACGCCTGCGGCTGCACCCTTGTCCTTGAACTGCTCCTCGGTGGCCTTCTGAAGCTGAAGGTATTCTTGGTCCACAAGCTTTTTGGCTTTGGGGTCGTCGCCAACGGCCTTGAGCTTGTTTTGATACTCGGACTCGAGATTGAGCAGTGCCTTTTTTTTCTTGACTTGATTGTCGGCATGCTGATCGAGAAGGGCCTCCCATTTTTCCGTCGCCTTCAGGTTGACGGCACGGGCACTCTCTGCGGCTGCCGTTTCCTTCTCTGTGGCCTGCTGCTTTCGGAGAACATCGAGATGCGCCTCGGCAGCAGCAAGCTTCGGCTTGATACTGGCATTCCACGGGGACCTATCCGCCAGCATTCGAAGGTTGTCGACAGTCTCCTGCTGCTTTTTCAGCAAGTCATCGGTAGCAGACTCCCGGCCAACGCTCTTGATGAGATCCCAGACGTCCTTGATGGCGTCCTTGATGGCGATCCAGCTTCGCTCGACCAGGCCCAGATGCTTCACCATCTCGTCTGACCGTGAAACCAACGAATCCGCAAAAGCTTTCTGCGCCACCTGGGCTGCTTCCGTGGTGCGCCCTTGTTCTTCCAGCGCCTTAATCTGCAGATAGACCGACGAGGTGAGATAGTTGGTGCCCTCGTTCAGCTTGAGGGTTGCCTTCAGAGGCTCGTTCTGGAGGCTGGCAAATTTTTCAGCTGTCTTGTCAACAGCCGTGCCTGTAGCACGCTCCCAGCGAATCGCCGCTTCTGAATAGTCACGAAGCTGGTCGCCACCGCGCACACCTGCAGCCACCATGGCTGTAATTGCTTCAACGGCCTTGCCATGGGTGCCGATCACGCCATCGATGCTCACCGCATAGGCGCGCATCTGGCTCAGAGTTACACCAGAGGCATTGCCGGATAGCACCACGGCTTCCCGCATTTTGTCGACTTCGCGACTACCCTGGTAATAAGCAAGAGCCAAGACACCGACTGCACCAGCTGCAACCGTGTACGGATTGACCAGGCCGAGTATGTAACCAGCCAATGCTTGAGCGGCTGCGCCAGTGCCGCCGAACATATCCTTGAGCTGGCCGCCCTGCTGCAGCAACACTGTCAGCGGCTGCTGCCCCCCCTGCAAGGAAACGACGATATCGGTGAACTGTGCAGGCACCATGCGCATGGCCGCAGCAGTCTGGGCAGCGCTGACCCCAGTGGCTCCGAAAGACTTCTCGGCCTGCCGCAGCTGGGCGATCATGGGCGCCGCCTGCGTGGACAACCCACGCTGGGCCGCCTGCATTTCCAGAATGTCGGTGGTGGTCTTGCCAATCTGGCTCGACCGCTCCTGCAGAGACCGCAGGAATGCATTGTCAGATGCCAGCTTCTTTTCAGCCGCCTCCTGCTGATGCAGAGCATTGACCCAGAAATCCACATAACCAGAGTCTGCGGCCAGCTTCTTTGCGGACTGATGCTGGGCTTCAAACAGCGCAGTGGCGCTCATGCGCTGCTCGGTCCCACTGGCCTCCTGTAGTGCCTCCCGCCAGCCGTTGACATAGACCGACGAGTCCACCAGGCGCTTGGCGCCCGCTGTCTGAACGTCAAACAGCCCCGTGACCGTTTTGCGCGAACGCGCTACGGCCTCTGCCAACTCGGCATCATCCCCCGAGATGACGAACTTGAGGAACTGGACGCTCTCGCTCATGCCTGCACCTCAACGGCCACGCTTTGCGCGTCTACGAAGCATGCTTGAAAGAGCACCACTGACGCGGTCGCGGCGCTCCGAAGCCTGTTCTGGGGTTTCATTTGCACTGCCAGGTGCAGCTGCCATGGGGTCCGTGGCCGTGGCCAGCTCTGCGCAGTACGAGCATGAGAGCTGCCGCAGCGTGGCGCTTTCCCAGGGCGATAGCCGTAGACCTGTGACCTGCTGCCAGGCACTGATCTGCGAATAGCCAACCGGCACCAAGCCCATGCCGTTGTGCTCTGCCGGGCCAAAATCCCAGAGGTATTCGAGCAGATACGCGGCAGGGCCGGCGTCAGGCACATCGTGCGTGCGGCCTTCCTCTGCCAGTTTCTGACGGCGTGTGAGCGGTTGTTCTTCACTGCGGCGGGGCTTCTTGGATGGATTCGACGGCTTGAGCGTGGCGCTGAGCCACGCGAGGGTGCGGACGTGCAGCGTCAGGCGTTGGCTGCACCCTTGCAAAAATTTGCCCAGTCACCCGCGAAGCTGTTGACCTGATCGGTGATATAGCCGCACGAGGGGTCGGCAAACAGACTGCGCAAGAACTCGCGCTGCGTCTGGCCTTCAAAATCAAAGCCTGTGATATCGGCAACCATGTCCGCCAGCAACTCGGCACCGTCTGCATGACGCTCTTCATCAGTCAGATTGCGAGGCCGGCCTTCATCGCCAGCTTGGCGCAGCAATTCGAGGATGCGCTGCTTGGCGGCCATCTGAGCCTTGCGGTACTGCTCGGAGCCTGGACCGTAGATCGTGACGATGACCGGCTGAGACTTCACTTCCTCGCCAGCCTCGACCACATCTGGGGTGAACATCATCGGAAGACCACGCACGTCCTTGAGGTGCAGGGTGCCGGTATGGACAGTCTGGAGAGAGGAACGCTTGATGAGACCCATGTCTATTTCCTTGAATCTTTATGAAAGTGAGTGCACCCAATCAATCAGGGCACGGCAACGAAGCTTGCTGTCACGGTGACGGCGGCAGTGACTTGGGTATCCACGCGCGGGTTGTCCGCGCTGTCGTCGCTCCACTTCTCGAAGGCAAAGCCGGCAGAGGCCTTGGCGGTAACAGGCGTGCCGCTGCCGCCCTCAGCCACGGTCTGAGTGGCCACGCCCAGAATGGAGCCGTTGGCGCCGGCCTGGTACTTGAGCTGGAAGGTCTGGGGATCGACCTCGAGGATGTCGCTGTCGATTTCCAGCACTGCGGTCTTGCCGGTAATGCTGTCCACGCCGCCGACATTGGTCTTGAAAGACATGCACTGCGCCGTGAAGTAATGGCAGGTGCCATCCTGCAGACGGATGCAGTAGCTGAAGCTGTCATCGGATTCAGAGGCCGCAGCCATCAGCTTCTGGCCGGCATCGTTCTTGGAACGCGCCATGGGCAGCGTGATGGCACCTTCATCGAAGGAACCCTTGCGCTTGTTGGTGCGACGTGTCGAAACAGGGTTGTGAGTGACCTTGCTGTATTCGCGACCGAACTCGCCCAGGTCGGTGATTTCAGCGACTTCGGTCCATTGCAGGGCTTTGTAGCCGGCAGGGGTGTATTCGGCAGGACGATTGGGGCAGACACGCAGGGTGCTGCCGGCAGAGGTTTGGACGTCTTCGGAGCTCATGACGAATTCCTTTCAAAAGGGGTGATCAGGTGCCCAGGGCGCGCGGACGCCCCTCGGCGGTGAAGTAGCGGAAGATCCAGCCGATACGGATGCGATAGACGGGCTCGGCGCCCCGGTCGTCGTGCTGCGGCCGTGTTCCCCTCAAGCGGGGCCTGCCGTCCAGCAAGCAATCAAGCTCGGTAGGCCCATCAGCGAACAGCGCCTCTTCGACCTGGGCCATCAGCTCGCTGGCGCGCTTGAGGTAGTCGCCGCCGCCCTTGACCAGGCAGCCGACCTCCACAATCAAGTCCCGCTGAAGCGTGGCGCGACCACCAGAGCCCAAGGTCCGGCGCTCGATCTCCTCATCGCTGACCTCGATCTCGATCGCTGGAAGGGACGATGTCGGCAGGTTGTTGAGACCTTCGACACGGACATGTGAGCCAGCATCGGTGTTGGCAGCCAAGAGCACGGCCTGCAGTGACTCGAGGATCTGAAGCTGCAGGTGGTTGGGTTTAGCCATTGCTGCCCCTTCGCAGAAGCACCGTGGCCCAGCCCGAGCTGTCAGCGACCACGGGCTCGATCACCTCCCATTCCTGGCCGTTGATCACCAGCACGCCGCCTTCTTCAAGGCCTGGCGCGGAGGCCACTGGCAGGCTGCAGCTCGGCTCAAACTGCCCAACCCCCAAGCCGTCATGAGGCTTGCTGTCGAAGATGACAGCAAACGGCATACCGCCGAGCCAGGTTGCGGTGGCGTTGGCCAGCACCCCAAGGACAGAGGTATTGATGAGCTGCTCGACGCCCGCAAAGGGCGCGAGGCTGGCATGGGCCTGTGGGTTGAAGGGCTGCATGGCCTACCCGTCAGGCTCGCTTAGCGCGCTGCAGCATTGCAGGACGGGTGCACATCATCAGCGGGTAGCTGTACACCTCGGGCTTTACCCATGCTTGGCGCTCGTTGTCGGGCACCACCATGGCATACACATCCTGACCAGGCGTGTTCACAAAGGGCAGGAACTCCGCAGGAGAGAAGCCGGAAATGAAGGCGTCAGGTGCGCCCACCGGGAAGAAGCGGCACTTGTCCGTACCCACCGCGACGGTGCTGCCGTCATCCGTGCCACGGTAGTTCACAAACAAAATGTTGCCGTAGGTGAACGAGCCATAAGCCTGACCTACGCTGTTACGCAGATCGCCGGCTTCCTGCTGGTTCAGGTAGGTGCCGCGCGTTTCCTTGTTCTGGGTCAGATCATCGAAGAAGTTGTCGCCGCACAGGCCCACAACATAGGTCTGTCCATTGATCCAGGCTCCAGCCGACGCCTTGACCATGTTGCGAATGATCTGGTTGCACTTCTTGCGGATCTCACCGCCTTCAGCCGTGGCGTTGGCGAAGTCGAAGTTGATCTCGGCAGACTGCGCAATACCAAAGGCATCAAACCAGTTGAACAACTCGCTGCCATCGGCATCCAGCACCCGGCCTTGAACAGCGCCCAAGCGCATGTTTTCATGAGTAAGCTCGACAGCAGCACGCAGGCCGGTCTTGCCATTCATGATGTCACCGACTTCCTTTTGCACCGCCAGGAGCTCGCTGTCGGTACCGAAGGCGCGGATGCCATCTATTTCAGCGGCATTCAAAGTCTTGCCGCGGGCGATTCGCACAGAGCGGAAATCACGCATGGTGCGCTTCTCGCCCTTCGCTTGCTCGATGGGAGCGCCACGCTCGCTGGTTTGAATCAGCGAGAGCACACCACCCTTGTCTTCTACCGAGATGGTGGCCGTGCGAACGCGCTTAGGCGTGAAGATGCCCAGGCCGCCCAGGTATTGGGGCACATAGGGTGCGTTCTGAATTGCCACCGAAAGCTCCACCATCTGGAAAGCGTTGTGGCGGAAGATGTCCATGTGAGCCATGAGTGCTCCTTTTCCTTTCCGCGCGCCGATCAGCGCGCAACGATGCCCAGAGCGGCCAGGTCAGCCAGGGCAGTGGTTGTCTGTTCAGTGGTGATGCCAGCGGGATAGATCAGCTCGCTGGTCTGCACTTCGCTGTCGCGCGCGGTGACGACGCCGGGCTTGTCGGCATCCGTGGTGTCCACGCCTGCGTACAGCACGGCCGCAGCCTTTTCGCTGCCGTCATTGCCGGTCGGGTTGAGCGGGCCGTACTTATCGGTAGCGGTCACTTTGCCCAGAACAGCACCAGGCAAGTAAATGTGGCCAGCCGCCAAGGTCACCACTTCGCGCGAGCGAGTGCCGTTGGCCTCGCTGATCAGGTAGCCCGCATTGCGGGGGCCTTCTGTAAGAGTCGTCATGCTTTGGGTCCTCTACTTTTCAGACGTCAGCGTTACTTGGAGCCAAAGACACCAGCCCAGCTGCTCTGGATCGCGCCGCTATCCATGGCCTGATCGCCGTTCTTGGCCTCGACACCCGAAACGGCAGGGTTGCCCATGGCCGTCATGTGCCTGGAGAATTCGGATGAGCCACCAGCAGCGGCCGGAGCTGCAGGAGCTGCGGCCTGTGGTGCAGCATCCAGAAAGCCCTTTGACTGCTCGGCAGTCAGGCCGGTGTCGATGCACTGGCGGGTGATGGCAGGATTGGCCGATGCATTGGGATGACCCAGGATGGCGCTTACACGCGCACGCTCCGCGGCAGCACCTTCAGCGCGAACGGCATCTACGGATGCTTGCGCAGGTACAGCTGCTGAAGTGGCATGAGCCGCCGAAGTGGTGGCAGAGGGGTTTGCGGGCTGGTTGCCCGCCTCGGGTGCGATGCTGCTCATGAGTGCTCCTTTCGAGACAGCGGTGCCGTGGGCGGGCTGCCCACCAGCGGGGTACGTCCGCGCACGGCGCGCAGACAATTCGGAAATGAGTGAGTCGGTCGTGCTGATGCGGCTGGCCAGTCCTGCGGTAATGGCCGCCTGGCCACGGAAGACAGCAGCGCCCGTATCACGAATGGCCTGCTCACTGAGGCCGCGATGCTTGGAGACCGCCTGCACAAACATCGTGTAGAGCCCCTCGATATCGGCCTGCAGGTGCTCTCGTACTGCTACCGGTAAAGGCTCATAAGGGTTGCCGTCGACCTTGTGTGAACCGGCAAAGATGTGAGTGACCTGAATGCCTTCATTGGCTAGGGCTCGGGAAAAGTCCACATGTCGCATCACCACACCGATGGATCCGGCATAGCCTGTCGAGGTGATGACCACCTCATCGGCTGCACTTGCCCCCAGGTATCCTGCGCTGGCGGCCATGCCGTCGGCAATGGCAACGATTGGCTTGCGGCCACGCATGTCGAAGATGCGCTGGCCATACTCAAAGGCACCAGACACCTCACCGCCTGGCGTGTCATAGACCTGCAGGATGGCATGAACGTCCGGATGCGCCATGGCATCCTCCATGTCAGCAGCCATATCGTTGTAGCCAATGAGTAGCGTGCTGTCGGCCTCCAGGCGCGTGCGGTGCACCAGTGCGCCCATGGCGTTGACCACGGCCACGCCATCGACCAGTCGCCAGCCACGGTCGGTGCGCTGCCCGCGCTTGGTGGAGAACATTTCGGGCGCAAGCTCAGCCTTTGCGGCTTCGCCCACCTGAATCAATGGCGTCGAAGTGCCAAGCACTCGCGGACCGATACCGGCAATGATGGCGTCCAGCTTCTGGGGGTGCATCAGCAGCGGCGTGTTGAAAATACGCTGCGCGGTATGAGGATGAAAATTGAATGCGCTCATGGATTTCATTCCTCTTGCTCTGCAGGCTTCTCGACCTTGGTAGTTGGAGAGCGGCCCTTGCTCAGCTCATACAGCGAGGGAAGGCCGCGCTCGGCACGCATCTGCGCCTCAATGCGCTGCTGGTCAAGAACCTCTTCGTAGTCCTTGCCTTGCTCGGCGCATTCGTCTTCCATGGTGGAAAGACCTGTCTCCATGCGCATCTGGGCGGCTTCTGCCTCCTTCACCGGGTCGACGTATCCACGGCCACCGAAGATGAAGCGGCAGCGTGTATAGGCGTAGCGCTTTTCATAGAAGCCTGGCGCTTCGATGACGCCGGCATTGACGGCCTCTTCCAGCCAGAGCTCGTAGATGGGACGCAGCCAGTAGTCGGTGAGCCAACGGCGACGGCCGTGGAAATAGCGCCAGGCCTCGAGCAGTGCCGCCCGAGCCGAGGAATAGTTGGTCTTGCTGAAGTCCTTGACCAGCAGCTCATACGGGATGTTTAGACCGGCAGCGATATTGCGCAGCACGGCCAGCATGAAGGCTTCAAAGGCCACGTTGGGGCGGCCTGGCGTGAATGGGCTGACCTTGGCGCCTGCTGGCAGAGGAATGATGGCCGCGCCTTCCAGCTTGCGGATGGACTGGGCCTGTTCCATCGACGTTTCCCAAGCTTCGCGGGGCGCATCTCCGAACAGCTCCTCGGAGGAGTGCTGGTCCATGTTGGACTCGAGGAACGCCGCGACCAGGGAGTTGGCCATGCTGGCCTGCAGCTCGTTTTGCGAGTACTTGCCGGCCATGTGAAACTCACGCATGACCGCGGCCAGGATGGGCTTCCCACGGGACTGCCCCGTCTGCTCCTTGTCGTGGAGGTGCACAACACGACGGCGACCCCATTCGGTAAAGGCCGGAACCCGCTCCCAGCGGGTCAGATCCATGGCTTCAGTGCCCGTCAGGTAAGGCGCATCGCCGGGATGAGCCTTTTGGAAGTGGTAAGCAACTGGAGCACCGTCGGTGTCGAACTCGATGCCTTCCCGCATACGCGGCATGCCGGCGAGCCCTGGCGGTGTTGCCAGGCGTGCCGAAGCGATCAAGCTCAATCGGGTATTCCAGATCATGCCCGGACGTGGGCGCCACAAAGGCAGCGCCACCGCATCGCCCGTTGTCATGCCACTGGTCAAGGCCTGTGTGGTCAGCCCCAGCAGGTTCAAAGTGAGCGCTGCATCGCACTCGGTCGTGTCTGCCCAGCTACGAAAGTGGGCTTCTGTGATGTTGCCCCACTCGCGGGCCTGCTCCGGGGTCCAGCCCAGCAGACGGTAATCGGGGCGCGACGACAGACGCAGCACCGCGCCGATGATGTTGTCGCGCATGGTCTGCATGCCACCAGAGACCAGACCATTGTTGCGGGTCAGGTCCAACGAGCGGCTGCTCAGTGTGCCCAGCTCAGGCAGCAATGCTGCATCAGCGCTGCTCTGCGAGGGATGCCAGCCAGAAAATGCGAGATCGGAGTGTGATGCCCCTTGATACGCAGTCATGCCAGCACGCGAACCATGAGAGGCGTTGGCGGCGGCCCGAAGGTGGCGGCTGTTGCGATTCTTGCGCGCCATGATCAACCCACCAGATAGATGGGGCGGCGGGCGCGGCGTCCACTGCGACGGGTCAACTCATCGTTGATGTCGCTGATCTGCTTTTGCAGATCACGGATGCTGGTGTCGCGGAACTGGACCGAGCGGCCGTGACCGCTGGCGGAACTGGGACCGGTGAGCTGCTGCTCATGGGCCACGCTCAGGCGATCCCGAAGATCGGTGAGCTGCTGTGTGCTGTAGTGGCTATAAAGTCCCATGCGCCGATGGTCGGCGCGTTGCTGTGACAATTACTTGTGACAATGTCACTATTTTTGGCACAAAAAAAGCTGGAGACCAATTTTCTTGATCACCAGCCATTAAAAAATGGACTAACACTATTTAATCTTCAATGAATCCAGCAGGCACTTCTCTATCTTTTATATGTGCAGGCATTGCCTCCCATACTTTTCCATCGTACAGTGCTTTACGCTTATGAATTTTCCCAAACATTTTTGTTAGATCTGCCCTGAACTCAATTCGATCTGCTTCAGGCATATCACTAGACATGTGAATCTCAGCATGAGCAGGATTATTTTGGTTCGCAGCATCAGCTACACAGTACATTTGAGCACCTTCTACAGACCGAATAGACCTGATATTTTCAGCACTTAGCTCTACGTACCCCAGCCAACAACGATCATCATCCTTAGCAACTGTAGAAATACAATTTACTAGTTCGTCCACAGAGGCTAAAGGCGCTCTCTGCATCGACACACCTCTTGATTCAGCATGAGAAAGAAAATTAGATTTAATTTGATCGGGCTTCTTGTTGTGCACATGCATAGGAGAAACCACAACACGCAGAATCAACTCATCATCTTGGATAAGACCCGGAGAATGAACTGAAAGTGTCTCACTTTCACAGGCACAACTTGGCTTGTGAGTTGAAAATTGCTCGACTCTCTTATCCGAAAGATGTGTCTGAGTATGTAGTTGTTGGCAGTTAGTCGGCATTTTCCTCAGGAATTAAAACCTTGAGAGCATCTGGTATTACATTACCCTCAAATATAACTTCACCCTTATGCTTACCTTGTTGATTTTTAAAATAATAAGCTAAATTTGAAGAATCCAAGAATTCTATTTCGCCATAGAAATCATCTTCATCCCAGAGCAAACCTGCACGCCCATTTGCGTGAAGCATGGGCTCAGGCGCTTTGAAGCTCCACATAATTAAACATATAAACTTCGAGGCTGCTTCCAGGGATTCGCGGCGAGGTGCATCAGCTTCCTCTCCATCCCAATTAGCCTGTAATTCAGCCCATTGACGAAGTTCCGCTATTGCATGCTCGTGCTCAGTCGTCAGCCTTAGTTGATCCGATGCCTTTTCTTCCGCCTGAGCACCACCAATCAAGAAATGGTCACCTGACGAGGCTACACCAAATTTCGATAGCAAATTCTCATACGCCTCATAAGCTTTATATGCTTCGAATTCCGGACAGGAGGCTTCAAAATTATAAGTTACACCCCCATCCATTGGATCATGGATTACAGCCGGCTCAAACTCTGCATACGGGCTTCCAGATCTGAAAGTTCCGCGTCGGGAAATCAAGGTGTCTTTTAAATAATAGAAATTTTTTACGCGTTTTAAAAATGCAATTTTTGCTTGCGATTTTAAAGGCGCAATATTATTCTTTATTTGCAACGCAGACGAATAGACGGCATCTCCAATTAATCCCGTGATACCATCTACCTGCCTAATTGCTGTAGCATAGTAATCTTGCTCTTTTGCACTATAAGTTTTAATAAGAAACTTAATATTGCTCGAATCAAGAGTTGTACTTGGTTCCCGTTCAATCGAACGTGTATAAGCATCACCCGTTACATGGGTAGCCAGATAATTCCTCTGCGCACCTTGAAATGTCTGTGTTTGAAACATACTACATCCCAATCTTTTTAAGCATATTTTTGTTCAAAATATTCTGCAGAATATCTCGCTGCTTCTCATGAAGCGATGCAAACCTTTCATTTATTTCTGATTCGATATTATATTCAGCAGCATCTCTACTCAAGAATCCCTCTTGATTAAAGACATCGCTCACGCTACTTTCGATACGCACTACTCTCTTTTTTATCGGATTATAGTTTTCGTCCTGCGCAGGCTCATTCACACAAGCCAGGTTGACAACCATGAGTCTTTTCACATAATCACTAACCCGTGAAAACTGCCCACTGTGCGAATGCCATAGATCCTCTGAGTCCAAGACAAATGGACTCACAAACGCAGTACTTTCATTCAGAAGCAACGCAGCTTTGCATTGAGATGGCTCACCTTCCCAAACAAACCTATCAATGTAGGTCAGCGCATAGGAGGTAACTGTATCAATGCCTAGTGACGCTGCAATTGAAGTGAGCACAGGATTAATGAATGAGCTTGCGTGCTGCCAAAAGTGCTGCCATCCACCATAGATCTGTGTCACATAAGTTAGAGATTGCCTTTCGACTCGCAACTCCTCAATCGTGACCGCACTAGGATTTGCCCGGAACCTAGCTATCCCATCGGGTACTGATGTTGCCTGAGAAGGCATCTGAGACACTCCATCCGGCCCGATGCGAACGCCCATACTTCGCATTTCTTGCTTGCCACTTAGATGCTCATGGAACGAGTCTGCAACTTGAAAAGCAGCACGCAAAACATCATCAGGCAAGGGTTGCTGGAATTGAACACTCACTACGACCGTCTCGATGGCATGAGCCTCGTGCAGAGGTTTAAAACCAACTTTTTCCGCCGCAGACATCATTAATTTTCCTATTAGTCAACTTATTCAAGATGAGCTTAACATTTTTAAGGATAAGCACCAGCTTTCTAAAGGTCATTCAACCCCCGAAAGACCTCGCAGTTCGATCCGCTTAGATGCGATCCATCGGTAGACCGTTCTTGTAGAAACACCATGGCGCCTTGCTAACTGATTGCAGTTCGTGCCATCAAATTCGCGAAGTACAGCTGCTCGAACTTCATCACGACTTTTCACGCTGCTTCGTGCATAGGCATTCATTCCGCCAATGCGGGTAACGACGCGGCGCAGCACGCTCTCTGTCAAATCCGTGGCGCGGTCGACACCGAAGCACAGACCCGCTGCATTCAGCTCTTCACGCAGGATGTCGATCAGTTCAAGGCGTTTATTGCTCATATTTTTATAGCTTAAAGTGCTGTGAATACGTTAAGAGAGGCTGATAGGCGCGAATACGCTGCGCTTCTTGGGCACCGTTTTTGGGGACGGCAGGACCATGGCACCACTGGCATCGGTCAGCAACATCACGCCGTCGCTTCTCCCGGCCAGCTGGCTTTCGAGGAATTGCTCACGCAGCTGGTAGTCGATATCGCGCTTACGGTGCAGGCGAAGCTCCGGGTGATGGGCTGCGGCATAGCTGTAAATGGCGGTGTCGAGCGGCTCATTGCGAGCGCCGCGCTTTTTCTCGTAGCGGTTCTTGGCTGGGTCGAAGGTTTCGCTGACCAAGCCCTTGAAGTAGAACTGGTCCAGCTCCTGCGAAAAGTGGGTGCAGCGCTCCTCCGGCTTGCGATCAGCATCCACACTGAGCCGGCCAAACAGCCAGTTCTTGGCCGCGACGGTGCCAACGTAATAGCCGCGCACGCCCTTTCGGTCTGTCTGACCATTGCGGGTGACATCCAGCAAGCGAGGCTTGCCCAGAACAGGCGCGTTGTTGGGCACAGCGCCCTGAATCACCATGGGACGGCGTACCAGGCCCAGGCGCACCCAGTGTTTGACCGCCTCGGATCGGTGCCCACCCATGTCGACTGCTGTCGCATCTACGCCGAGCAGGTATCCGGCCTCCGATTGAATCGGTCGATTCAGGTATTCGGTCAGCGCAACCCATACTGCATCGTCTGCGGGATCGCCGGGGAACTCGTGATAATCGAGCGCCCACAGTCCCATGCTGCGCCCCCAGCCGCTGAGGTGCAAGGCTAGGCGGTCATCCTGGGTATCCACCCCTGCGGTCACCCAGAGCACGCCCTTCGGTGCAACACGGATCGGATATTCCTCCGCGCGCTCCTGAATGGCGTTGTAACGCACTGAGCGCATGGTGGCGTCTTCCCAGGTCTCGGCCAGGCGGTCGTTCAGGAACACCTTGAGCTTTGCTGGATCGGCCTGGGCATCCAGCCACATGGCAGCCAGCTCCGCCCAGGTCGGGCCCAGGCCAAACTGATAGTAGAGGCAGTTGATGGTGTAGCTGCGCACACCCTTGGCGCCATTCGGGTTGGCTGCAATCCAGCGGCCCGCGGCGATCATGGCCGTTTTGTGGTGCTCCTCAATGATGCAGCCATGCTCCTGGCACACGTACCAGGCCTTGGAGCAGTCGGGCGCCCACTTGAGGCCCAACCACTGCAGATGCTGCATATGGCCGCAGTGAGGACAAGGCACGTGGAATCGGCGCTGATCACCCGCGAGAAACTTCTCTTCGATACGGCTCTGCCCCTTGATCTGGGGGCTGCTGATGTAGATGCGCAGACTGGTGGCAGGGAATGCCGAGGTTCGGCCCTCCAGCATCAGCAGCGGGTCGTCGCCGGTGCGCAGTGCAGAGGCAAACTCGTCCAACTCGTCCACCAGCAGGAAACGCACGGTGGTGGATTTGAGGCGTGACGGGCTGCCGGCATGCTCAAGATAGAGCTGGCCTCCGATGAAGTCCTTGAAGGTCTTGGTATTGCTCGAGTTGCGGCTGGAGATACTGCGCAGGGCTTCCTTGACGGCCTTGGTCTCCTCGATCATGGGGTCCAGTTTCTGGTTAACCCACTTCTCCATGCTGACTTCGCCGGGCAGGCAGACCATTACCGGGCCCGGATTCTCCGCCATGATGTAGCCGAGCGCGTTCACCTCAACCTCGGTCTTGCCGAACTGGATGGGGAACATGAGCACAACCTCGCGCACGCCGCTCTTGTTGCTACAGGCGTCCATCGGCTCCTGCAGAGGCGGATTGCGAGCCGTGCGCCACTGGCCCGGCAGACTGGAGCCCTTGGTGCTGAGCACCCGATTCTTGTCGGCCCACTCACTGACCGTCCTGCGCTTGCGCGGCGCCACGCTGCGCGCCATGGAGCGCAATGCCCTTGAGGGGCACGACAGAGCACCTGAATTCAAAGCTCTCACTCGCCTGCCCCTCCGTTACGACGGCTCTCGATCTCATCGGCCAGCTTGTTGATGGCGGCCGAGAGTTCAGTTCTGGCGATGTCCATCTGCTCTCCCAGAATGCGGATCACCTCGTCGGACTCAAGCCCAGCCAACATCGGCCCGACGGTCGACGGCACCGCATCCAGAACGCTGGCGATCTTGGCTGCCGCGTCTGAAAATGCACCAATGGCTTCATCTGCGTCCATGAGCTCGCCCACTTCCTTGCGGTAGGCGTTCTCCTCGCGCAGCGCCGCGTAATGCTCGCGCTTGGCTTTGCTGTCTTGAAAGTGAAAGCTGCTCTTGCCAGTGCCGCCTTCATCACCCTCCCCGGCGTCTGCACCATCGTCAGGAGGTTCGGCGGGGTCCGGGCTGGCCAGCTCATGACCGCGCCCTGCAGCATGCCTGGCCGCGACACCTGCACGGCTGGGGTCTCTGGTTTCCTCAATGCGCCGGATCGATTCGGCTACGCGCACCAGCTTCCCGTCTTCGGTCATCACCAGCCGCCCCTCGTTGCGCAGCTGGTAGACAAAACGGCCCTTGTAGCCCATGTGCCTGTTGAATTCGCTCAGTGTGAGCGTCTCGGGGTGTCTGCTTTGCATATTGCTCATACGCCTGCCGCCTGACGAATCCGGTACCGGAGTCTGCGGCTCAAGTAGTTTTCGACATCAGCGCGCTGGCCCACCTTCTCCATGTCCAGGCGCTCTTGGTAATTGCCGGTTCGCACGAACATCAGCACGGGCCGGATGTCGGCACCGGAGCTGCCGACCACCGCCCAGATCCCCGGTGCCAGGTTGGAGGCGCGGCGATCGTTTTCACCCTTGGCCGTCCACCGGGCGCCGCCGCGCAGCTTTCCGTAGGCCAGGATGTAGCGGCGGCCAATGTTCGGGCCCACCTTGCGCACGCCGGCACCGCCGCGCAGCTGCAACGCCTTGCGCCGGGCGTCGGTCATGTTGGCGCGGTAGCCCTGCTCTCCGAACGATCGGAAGTAGCTGAGCAGCTGGACGATGAAGCCGCCCTTGAGATTCCCGTAGCGGTCCTCGCTCCCAGGGAAGGGTTCGGCAGGAATTGCAGTCTGGTAGCCCTTGGGCAGGATGCCGGCACGCCTCAGCGCCACCTCGCTGCGTTTGTCCCGACGCTTGCCGCCCAGGTTCTGGGCCTTCAGGATCTTCTTGGGGTCGACACCTTTGCCGCCCATGTATTCCGGCTCGATCGTGGCCATGGGCTTGTCTACCGTCGCCATCTTCAGCATGGGGCTGCGCAGGATGTAATCGGTCGGGCGATCGAAAACGCTGCGCATTTCCTCTTGCATGGCACGGCGCACCTCAAAGCCGGCGTCATTGACCGCCTTCACAGAGGCCTCCCGAACCTTGGAGCGCGAGAGGCGGTCCATCAAGGTCTGAACAGGCTTGAGCCCTTTGATGCTGCTCGTGATCTGCATTACGCCCCCTCGCCGGTTTGTGGGGCCGTGGGGCGGCTTTCGGGGAGCAGTGCCCCCAACCCCTTGCCCACAAACTCCGCGCTGCCTGTGAGCGTGAACGTCATGGCACGCAGGCCAGGGAAGTGCCCACCGTCCTGCAAAGACTTCACCAGCGACTGCAATTGAGGCCAGGCTTTGACAGCGGCGCGAACCTCTGCAGCGTTTTCAGGCGTGCAGGGAATCACCCTCTTCTTCTCTTCTTCCATCTCTATTTCTTTCAAAAAGGGGGGTGTAGAGAGATGTGCGCTATGAAGTGCGGCATGTTGTGCGGCATCACAAGCACGTAAGTGATTGATATGTATGAGGTGTGCGCTATGTGCGCTATGTGCGACATGAACATGCACACACATGCGCACGCCTGCATGCATGTGTGTGCACGCGCCTGCCTGCACCCCCGTGAAGGGTGATAGCGCACATGGCGCACACACCTTAAAAATCAACGACTTAACAGCGCACACCATGCCGCACACCATGCGGCACATAGCGCACAGTCCTGGGCGAATCACTGCGTCAACGCTCATGCGACACCGCCCTTCAGGTCGCGCATTGCCATCTGGAAGATGTCGATGCGATCGCCCAGCCAATCGACCTCGTTCATGCCAGCAGGTAACTCGTTGCCACCGGGCAAGTAGCAGACGCTGGCAGGACCTTTGACTCGATGAGCGTCGAGGCGGTAGCGTTTTCGCAGCACCTCGCCCTTGTGCTTGCGTGTCATCGCGTTTGAGAATCTCGGCAAAGTCAGTGCACGCTCATTGGTTGAGGAGCACCACCACTTGTAGATCTCGTACATGTCCGACATCAAGCAGGGCGTGAGGAGCGCTGGTGCACCATTGGCCGGGAAGCCTGGCAGGTCACCATCCTCGAAGGCCTTCACAAACTTGCTGGGGCTATCCAGGCTCAGGTCGATCAGCTGACGCTTGGAGTCCGTCATGGGCGGCAGCGTGGCGTTGGTGAAGTCGCCCAGATCGAGGTTGAGCAGGAAGTCGTACAGAGCGGCTACTCCCCCCGAGTCGATCTCTGCCTTGACCTCGGCGTAAAACTTGGCGGACAGCTTTTCAGGCGTCCATATCACCGCATGACGACGGTCATCCTCTTCCAACACGACCGGAATGGCCTCGTTCGAGAGGAACACCATGTTCACGTGGTTGGCCTCGTAGTACGCGGCCATGTTCTTGGGGTTGATGCGAATCAGATCGCCGGTGATGAAGGCTTTGAGCTTGTTCTTGATGTGGTACAGGTCCGACCGCGCCACCACTTCATCGGCAATCAGGAACAGCTTGCGGCTGGCCCAGTCGTTGAACTTGTCCTCGATGGCGCTTTGGTCGATCGTCCAACCGTACTTGCCAAAGATGGCCATGTACGCCTCAAAGAACATGTTCTTGCCAGTGCCCTGTGGACCGTGCATGACGATGGTCGTCTTCATCTTCGCGCCGGGGTGCTGCAGCGGGTAAGCCAGCCACTTGAGCACCCACATGAAAAGGTCATCCTTCTGACTCTCAGCAGAGCACATATGCCACAAGAGGTCGGTCAGCTTTTCGCAGCTGCCGGCCTTAGGCTTTGTGGGCCAGCCATCCCAGAGGTTGCATGTGATCCCTGGCTCCTTGCCCGCGGGGTCAAACCCCACCTGCTCGGGCCGCACGATCTGGCGGTCGGGGTGCTCACTCCAAGTGCGGTACAGGTCGCGGCTCAGGCAGATGTGGCCCATGTCTGTCAGGGTGATGAGGCGATGCTCATCGTGATCGAACACCGCACCTCCCTGGCCATAGACCAAGGCATAGCGCTCGAGCAGCTCATCAAGGCTGTCGATCGGCTTGAGCGGCGCGAGGACGCCCGCCTCCCCGCCCCCCTGTGTGCGGAGCAAGGCCTTGGCTCCATTGCGCGAGCGCCAGCCAAGCTCCAGCAGGCGGCCTTCGATCTGGTCGCGCACAACGTGGAGGCCTTCTGCCAGGTGCAGGTCGTTGAAGTCGTTGAACTTCTCGCCCTTGCTCAGCCATGCCTCACGCACGGCCGCAGGATCTGCGAAAGCTGGAGCCAGCCACGATCCGCCCACCTGCATGGCGCAGGTGCTGGCCATGCTTACACCGGCGTTGCCCGCCTTGTGATCTGCGCCACAGTGGGGGCACTTGGAGCCGTCGGCCACCCAGACTCGGGTCTTGCACTCAACGTGCTTACCCAGGCGCACCGTCTCTGCCTCATTTTCGGCATGGCACTTTTGCGTGTTGTCATCATCGGCGCAGGCCAGGATTCGCAGGCCCTTGTACCGGGCGCGCAGTGCTTCGCCCACGGGCACGAGATTGTTCGCGTCGAAGGCAACGGCCACTGGCAGGCCTGTCGCCGCATGCAGGCTGGCCCCAGTCGCATAGCCCTCGACCAACAACAACAGGCCACCTGCCGCGGGCATGCCGATCAGATGGAACCGGCCCTTCTTGATCAAGCCAACCGGCCAGTACTCCTTCTCCTGAGTGCCAAGCTTGCGGTTTTTTCCACGGATGATCTGCAGGCCGTGAATGTTGTTGCTGGCGTCCAGCAGCGGGATGACCATGGCCCCGCTGGGCGAGTAGCGCACACCGTACCCGGCCACACCCTTGCGTTGCAGGTAGGTGCTCTCGCCGGTGGCATCGCACTTTTTCCATGCGGCTGAAGCGCGAGCCGCAGCCCGCTCGGCCTCGGCTTTGCGTTCCAGCTCCGAGCGGCGCTTGTCCTCGGCCAGGCGCTTGCGCAGTGCCTCGGCCTGCTCGCGGCTGATCTCGTTCTTGCTGATCTCAACCTTGCGGGCATTGTTTTCGTTGCCTTGCCAGACCCCGAAGCTGCCAACGATCAGGTCGTTGCCGTTGTCCAAGCGAATTTCATGCAGCAGAAACCAGCCGCGCTTTTCTTTCCCGCCATCGGCTGTGCGGCAGCGACGCAGCCGACCGATCTCAAGCGAGTCGACCAGTAGGCCTGCAGCCTGCAACTGGCTCAGTACGTTGTCATAGTTGGAGGACATGTCAGTAACTTCCTGCCTCGCTAACTACAGACTTGACGAGGATCGAATTACCCGCATGCAAGAAGGCCAGGAAGGACCCGTGATCGGTGATGCATGCGAACCACATGCCCGACGCAGCGCGCAGAGCCGCTCCAACTGACAACGAAACGTGTGTGCGCCTTCTTCTAAACAGAAGGGGGGCGGGGAACGGCGAAGCCCCACGCGACGCGGCGCGGCGGCTGATTGAGGGATTGAACATGCTTGTGTTTCTTGTGCTTGCACCAGGGCTGTCACCCCCCGGCGTGCTGTCAAGCGATGCCGATGCCGTGGCAATAAAAGAGCGCGCGCAACCATTCACACGAATCGAATGGGAGTTACCACCACAGGCCACGCAGTCCGACAGAGACTGGCCGAGTGAATGCTTTGCCGTTGCGCGCGCTGAAATCAAACTGCGTCCCTGTCCTTGGGGAGCAAGACTGCTGATGCAGCCACCAAATGGTTCAGGGCTGCTGCCAGCTCATTGGCGTGGTACTCCAGCCGGCGATGTGCATTGCGAGATGGAGTTGCACCAGGCTTGAAGCAATTGGTAGCCGCCTGGGTGAAGTCGACCATCTCCTGCTGGAAGCGCCAGAACGCTTCCATAGGATCGCCACCTGACTGGTCAGCCACAGCACGAGTGCAGGTGAAGCCAAGGGCCGCAGCCATGGCATGCAACACCGCGTTGTTGCCCGTCACCTGCTGGATGAGCAGCGACTCCTTCAGGCCCAGGATGTAGCGGTCGTTGTTGGTATTCAGCTTGTGCTGCAGCGTGTTGGGCGACACCCCCATGGCCTTGGCCAGTGCAGGCACACCACCAGGGAAGTGCTGGGCCGTCATCTGCGCGGCGTCCACCAGATCCATGCCAGCGGCACTGTCGGCCTCGCTCTGCTCATCGCCGTATCCCGGCAAACCTTGAATTGAGATAGTTAGAGACATCAGCGACCAACCCCCTTAATTCGTATGTCCAACACCACCACCTCGCCAACGCCCTGGGAATCAGCCGTCGAGCTGCTGCTCAGCCAACTGATACTCGTGCTGGAGGCCGAAGGGTCTGCAGGCTTCTCGGGCGAGAAGCTCGAGCGCTGGGTGCAGGCCTGCTCATCTCGCATGGAGCAGACCAACTCGGTACCGCCCGCCACCATTGCCGCGTTGCGCGGCTTGTGCGGGAGGGTCACAGCGTGAGCAAAGCCAGCTACAGCCAAGGCCGCCGTTGCCTGCAACGCCTTGAGCTGCTCCACAGACAAACGCATGCGAACCACGCTGCCGCACTGGTCGAAGGACAGGCAAACCCAGCCCTCATGAACGGGCAGAACGCCGCGAACTGTGGCTGGTGCGTAGTGATCGAGAAAGGTGCGGACCTCAGCCATGCTCTACCACCTGAGCTTGATGCTCCAATTCAGGCCAGATATGCATCCAGTCCATGGGGTACCAAACTTTGCGAGAGACCAAGCCTTCCGTCTCTCGCTCGATGGCCACCGCATAAATTGGTGATGGGCGACGGTCCTTATAGGCATCGCGCCACTGCCGCACCTGCGCATCGCTTTTGGCTTTGATCCGCAGCCGTAGCTGACCAACAGTCAGCGAACCCGGCCTCAAGAAATACTCAGATAGCTTCAT